GCTAATAGTACTAGTACTACAACTGGATCAATAACTACTTCAGGTGGTGTTGGTATAGCTAAGTCAGTACAAATAGGTCAGAAATTAAATGTTGGCGGCGATACGTCTATAACAGGCTCATTAGCGCATGGTACTTTAACCTCACCTATAATTCATACAGGCGCAACAGCTAATCTAGTAAGCGGTGAATTATACATCACTGATACTGGTATGGACGTTGCACCAAATACAGCATTCAGTAATAATGTTACTGTTGCTGGTAATTTTACAGTACAAGGTACAACATCACTTGCAAGTGATAACGCGCTATCATTAAACGTAGCCACAATGACTACACTATCTGTATCAGCAGAGACAACATTAGATGGTAATACTACTATTGGTGATAACTCAGGTACAGAGCATTTATTTGTACTTGCACCTGTTGGTAACTCAACAGTAGGATTTATTCCTAATGGCAATACAGTTTCATTAGGTGATGTAAATAATAGATGGGTATTGAATGCTAATACAATTAATACTACTGGCATTATATCAACGTCTTCAGGTGTTAAACCTGCATCTAATACATCAGGTGCGGTACTTGGTGATACAACTAAGAGATTTAAATTAACTGCTAACACAGGTACTTTTAGTGGTAATATATCTACTACACAGCACGTATCTGTAGGTAAAACTTTAGGTACTGGTAATACAACTATTACTGGCTTTATAAATGTATCTTCTACAGCACAAGTAGATAATAATATTACTGCTGGTGCTAACGTAAGTGTTACTGGTGAAACAGAAACAGGTACATTAAAAGTAACAAGCGCAACAAACTTACAAGCAGCAGCTAACGTAGTAGGAGACTTATCAATACATAGTGATATTAAAGATGAAGGCGGAAACGCATTCAGAGTATATTACGCTAATGGTGATGTGGCCTGGCCGGCCTAGGGGATAAAATATGAGCAATCCCCTTAAGTTGCGAACACATGCAAATGGGGTTTATAATAATGGAGTCCAAGTCACAACAAATGCTGAGCTTGACTATTCCGTTAAATTAATAAACACTAAGTACGCTACAGAGTCAGGCTCTGGTGATCATGTTGGAGATTTAAATATCAATTCAACAGGTACTAGTGTTGGTACATTTGTAGATAATTTTGCAACTGGTGAACTCTTATCGCATCCTTATTCAGGATCAGCTGGCGCTACTACTTATATATTTAAACAAAACGTTTCTTCTTTATCAGAAGCTAGTATGATTACACCTGCTACACATGGTGGTACATCTAATCCTGGTCATGTTGCACAACAAACATCTACTCAATTAAACACTACTATAATGCAACTTTGCTTAGATGATATAGCTAAAGCTAATTCAACATATGCAGCTGCAGGATCTTATTACGTTAGTGTTAATGCACCTAGCATTGGTGGTACTTGGGTAGCTCAAGATCAATTCTTTGATGAAGTTACTAACAACGCAAATGATGAAGATCAAAAAGTTACTTATAAGCTATGGAGAAAAACATCTCATACTAGTAGTCCTACTCAAGTTAAACTACTTAAACAATCTACTACCAACTTACAAGAAATGTCTGATACAGAAATACAGACATTAGTAGCTAGATTAAGAAATAGAATAGTAGCAACAGGCGTCGGCACATATAAATTTCAAACTTCTATTCCTGGTGTAGGTACATGGGTTGCAAGAGGAGCTGCTACAGACAGAAATCCTAATATTGAAAATACTCAATATACCGGTAACTATACAGCACAATATGCTAATACTTTTGCTAGACAATTCCAAAGAATATTTAGTGATCAATATTCTAGAGGACAATTTGCTAGACAATATGCAGATCAATTCCAAAGAGTATATGCTGGTAGCTATGGACGTAGCTTTGCAAGAGGTTATATATCTAACTTTGCTAGAGGAGTAGCTGGTACTAACTATGATGGCCCACAATATACAAGAGTAGTTGCAGGCCTCTCATACGCAAGATCTACTCCTGGACCTCAATATGCTAGTGCTCAATTTCAAAGAGCATTTACTAGACAATATGCAGGTCAATATGCTCGTACATATTCCTCGCAATTTCAAAGACAGTATGCAAGGGGAGATAACTATGCAGTATCTTTCACAGGCGCATATTCAAGAGGCATTACATATGCTGTCGCATATCTTTTAGTTTATTACGGTCAGTATGCAAGATCAACAGACGGACCAAACTATACTGTTAATTATACTAGGACATTTCTTAGACGATATACTAATAACTATTCAGTTCAATATGCTAGAAATTATTCAGCGCAATATCAAAGACAATATACAAGAGTATACTCAGCAAACTATACAAGAGCGGCTTATCAAAGATTTTATGCTGGCCAGTATGGTAGAACTTACATAGGGCAATATGATCAAAATTACTCAACAGGTAATCAGTTCACAGGTCTTTATTCAGGTACAGCTCCAGGATTCGATTTTTCTCAAGTCTTTTATAGAACAGTTTACTATTATAACGTTCCAGAAAGCGAAGCAAATGGTGGTGATGGAAGAGCATATTTTAGAGGCTCATATAACCGTGGGCCTATTCCAGTAAACTTTGTAAGAGGACAATATACAAGATTCTTCTCTAGAAGCTTTTCTAGAGCTACAGGTGGTCCACAGTATACAAGATCTGTGCCTTCTCTATCTTTTAATGGTCCTGCTTATGCTAGATCAACTCCAGGACCACAATATGATGGTCCTCAATATGCAAGATCAAGAGCAGGACCTCAGTATATAAGTACCTTTACTCGAGATGTAGCTGGTCCACAATATGATGGTCCTGCATATTCAGTTAGTTATTTAAGAAACTATACAGCACAGTATGCAAGAACAAGAAATGCTCCGGCATATTCGCGAATATTTTATACTAGAACATTCGCAGGCTCTAGAAGTTATGGTGCTTATGGTAGACAATTTGCTGGACCTCAGTATGCTGGTCTATATGCAAGAGCTCAATATACTAGAAGCACAGTAGGTCCTAACTATAATGGACCAACATACCTCACTCAATACACAAGAGTATATACAGCTGATTATGCTAGATCTTTCTCAGGGGATTATCAGCGTCAATTTGCTAGACAATTTGTTGGTGCTTATAGTGTTACGTATGCAAGGTCAGTACAGTATACTGTAAACTTTGCTAGATCAAGACCTGGTCCTCAGTATACAGGTAACTTTATTCGTGGACAATTTACTGGACAATATACAAGATCAACACCTGGCTCACAGTTTGCTTCATCTTATAGCAATCAATTTGCTGGTTCTCGTAATAAACAGTATTCAGGCCTCACAGTTTCTTCAAATTATACTGAAAATACTAAGACCTTGTGGTTAAGAATTGCATAAATAAACACATAGAATTTCAATAACACTGCAGTTATACTGTCCATTCGGGAGAATTGATCCTTGGCAAATCCTTTAAGAATTAAAACTAGTTCGGGTACACCGAATACAACCAATTTCTCTGGCTTACAGAGCATGTCTAGTGCCGAAATGGATTACATGGCAGATATCATACTGGCTGATTTCGCTACAGGCACAGGCACAGGTGATATAAGCTTTTCAACAGGTACATCAGTGGGTACTTTTGTTGATACGAGAAGAACAGAAACAGTAGGAACACATCCAGCTACTGGAGCTACTAACTCTGTTACTACTACACTTTATCAAAATATTGCTTCACATTCAGAGAGCGGTCTTGTAAGACCTCTTCAGTGGGATGCATCCAAAGGTATAGAAGAGCAAGACGACACTGATTTAAATGCATCAGTAATGTCTCACCTAATTGCAAAGATAGCAAATACATCTAGTTACGCAACAGGGCAATACTTTTTAGGAGTATCTCCTCCATCTGGTGGTACATGGCAGGATAAAGGCACCTTTACTGATACAGTAGCTACTGGTGAATCAGCAGCAACTACATATAAACTATGGAGAAAGATTGCATCAGGTACTTCACCAACTGAATATAGACCTTTGAAAGCAACTGCACATGCATCAACACCATCAGTTAATGAGATGAATAATACTGAGATTAAAACTCTCACACAAAGATTAAGAAATAGAATAGTAGCTACTGGAGTAGGTACTTATAAGCTACAAACTGCTGCCCCAGGAACAGGAACATGGTTACAGGTATCAAATGCTATAGAAAATAGTTTATCTGATGTTCAATCTCAGCAGTACTCACAACAATTTACTGGTAACTTCTCAAGACAGTTTACCAGAGTATATTCAGCACAGTATTCTAGACAATTTGCTAGAGCATTTACAGCTGACTATACAAGATCATTTACTAGACAGTTTACTGGTCAATACGCCAGAGCATTTAATAGATCATTTACAGCAGACTATTCAAGAGCATTTGCTAGACAATTTGCTGGTCAATATGCTAGGCAGTTTGCTAGATCATTTACAGCAGGGTATGGAAGATCATTTGCTAGATCATTTTCTGGTGAATATGCTAGACAGTTCGCTAGATCATTCTCAGCAGGATACGGAAGATCATTCCAGAGACAATTTAACGGTCAATATGCTAGACAGTTTACTAGAGTATTCTCAGCGCAATATACTAGAGCGTTTGCTAGACAATATGCTGGTCAATATGCAAGACAATTCCAGAGAGTATTTAATGGTCAATATGCAAGAACTACTACTGGTCCTAACTATACTGTTAACTACGCTAGATCAACACCTGGACCTAATTACTCAGATGGTAACTATTCTAGACTAATTGTAGGACCTAACTATACAGTAGGTTATGCAAGAGCGACACCAGGACCAAATTATTCAGACGGTCAGTATTCAAGAACTAGACCAGGTCCAAGTTATACTGTTAACTATGCTAGATCAACACCTGGACCTAACTACTCAGATGGCCAATATACAAGAAGCAGACCGGGACCTAACTATACTGTTAACTATGCTAGATCAACACCTGGACCTAACTACTCAGATGGTAACTATACTAGAAGTAGACCAGGACCAAGCTATACTGTTAACTACGCAAGAAGCAGACCAGGACCTAACTATAGTGATGGTAACTATGCCAGATCAAGACCAGGACCTAACTATGCAGTAGGCTATTCTAGATCAACACCTGGACCTAACTACTCAGATGGTAACTATACTAGAAGTAGACCAGGTCCTAACTATGATGTAGCTTATGCTAGATCAAGACCAGGACCAGGTTATTCAGACGGTAACTACGCAAGAAGCAGACCTGGGCCAGCTTATGCTGTTAACTATGGTAGAGTATACTATGGTGCATATGCAACTAACTACGGTAGAGTATATTCAGCAGCATACGGAAGAGCTTTCGGAAGAGTATATGCAGGTAACTACGGAAGAAGTAGACCAGGACCAGCTTATGGTGTAAGTTATGGTAGGTCAAGACCTGGACCAGCTTATGGTGTAGCATACGGTAGATCAAGACCTGGACCAAATTATACTTCAAACTATGTTGTTAACTACGGTAGAGTTTATTACGGTAGCTATGCTAGATCAAGAGGCGGACCAAACTACGGCGTATCATATGGTAGATCAAGAGGCGGGCCGGCTTATAACAGAGCAAGACCTGGACCAGCTTATGGTGTAAGTTATACAAGACAGTTTAATAACTCTTTTCCAAGTACTAACTATGGTGGAGTTTTCTCAAGAAACTATCCATGGCAATCACCTTCACCTATTAATGGTGGTGATGGCTCTAACTTCTTTGGACCTCAATATGCTAGGGGACCTTTACCTGGCATTCAATATAATGGACCAAACTATGCTGTTAACTATGGTAGAGTTTATTACGGTAACTATGGTAGAACTTATTCAGGTTCATATGCAGTTAACTACGGTAGACTATATGCTGGTAACTACGGTAGATCAAGACCTGGACCAAATTATGGTGTATGTTATGGAAGATCCTTTGGAAGAATCTATTACGGATCTTATACAGTAAACTATGGTAGAGTTTATTCAGCACAGTATACAGTTAACTATGGTAGAGTATATACCGGCAACTACGCAAGAAGTAGACCAGGACCTAACTATACTGTTAACTATGCTAGATCAAGACCTGGACCAGCTTATGCTGTAAACTATGGTAGAAGCAGACCTGGGCCAGCTTATGCTGTTAACTATGGCAGAGTATATGCTGGCGCTTATGGAAGATCGTTTGGTAGAGTTTACTCAGCTAATTATAATAGATCATTCGGAAGAGTTTATAACGGTGCATATGCTAGACAATTTACTAGAGTTTATTCAGCTAGTTATACTAGATCGTTCGGAAGAGTATATTCAGCAGCATATGCTAGACAATTTACTAGAGTCTACTCAGCAGGATATGGAAGATCATTCGGAAGAGTTTATAACGGTGCATATGCTAGACAATTTACTAGAGTCTACTCAGCAGGATATGGAAGAGCATTTGCTAGGCAATACGCTGGTCAATATGCTAGACAGTTTACTAGAGTATATTCAGCAGGATATGGTAGAGCGTTTGCTAGAGCCTATTATGGTCAGTATTCAAGAGCATTTGCTAGACAATTCTCAGCTGGTTATTCAAGAGCATTCAACAGACAATTTACAGGAGCATATGCTAGAGGCTTCGTAAGAGTTTACTCTGCTGGTTATGGTAGATCGTTCTTAAGACAATTTACTGCACAGTACACAAGATCAACACCAGGTGTAACATTCTCTGATGGTCAGTATACAAGAAGCAGACCAGGTCCTAACTATGCAGTAGGTTATGCTAGATCAACACCTGGACCTAACTACTCAGATGGTCAATATACAAGATTAATTGTAGGACCTAACTACGTAGTTAACTTTGCTAGAACTACTCCTGGACCTAGCTACTCAGATGGTAACTATACTAGAGTAACACCAGGACCACAGTATACAACTAACTATGCTAGAACTACACCAGGACCTAGCTACTCAGACGGCCAATATACTAGAAGTAGACCAGGACCTAACTATGCAGTAGGCTACGCTAGAACTACTCCTGGACCAGGTTACACAGATGGTCAGTATGCTAGACTAGTAGTTGGACCAAACTTTGCAATAGGCTATGCTAGAGCTACTGGTGGACCAAGTTATTCAGATGGAACCTATTCTAGATCGACTCCAGGTCCTCAGTATACAAGTACATTTAGTAATCAGTTTACAGGACAGTTCTCAGGTGATACTATTATGGCTAGTACTAGTGTAGAAAGCACAGTTAAACTATGGCTGAGAGTTGCATAAATATACAATGTAATATATAATACTTGATATACAAGTGACTTTGAAGGAACAATTATTATGGCAGATAAAAGATTTAAAAAAATCTTGTGGGAAGATCCAGAAACAAAGACAAGACTAAGGTGTCGGGAAATAACTGACACCGGAAGTCGTGAGATGATAATCGACAGAGCAGATACCGAAAATTGGGATGCTGCTTTACGCGAAACTACTCTAGATGAGATCGATGCAAGAACTCAAGCTGATATAGATGAGTACAGAACCCAACGCGACACTCAAGAGCAAGAACAACAGGAAAACGAAAAGAGAGCTTTTGCAGAACAACTGTTCCAAGCAAAATTAACTCTTTACGAACTTCCAGAAATAAAAGCCTCTACTAATAAAAAACTAAAACGAAGACTTCGTAAAGCAGAAACGTTTGAAGCATTAAACGTATATGCATCAGCAGTTGTGAGTGATTACGATGTCAGTCAATAAGACATACGATAAAGGTTTTGTTATAGTAGCGACGCTACATCCCTGGTATAAAAATAACGCACTTATTCTATTAGACTCATTAGATGAGTACTATCCTGACTGTAAAGTATTAATTGTAACACATAATACATGGGCAGATGAGTTTAGAGAGTATGATCAAGTAGTAGATATTATTACTGAAGATCAAGGTATGCCACATAGTACAAGAACAAAGCTATGGGGTCTACCATTTTCACCATTTAAAAAGACATGCTATCTTGATGCTGATATGGAAATTGTTGATCCTGAAATACAGGATGTGTGGAAGCTACTTGATGATGAGCATGATATGGCTTTCTGTAAGATAACAACAAGAGTTGGAGCATCAACAGCCATATATGCCGAAGACGGTAATGCTGGTATACGAGATGATGACCCTGAAAGAAACTTTATATGGCATGGTGGATTCTTTTTATGGAATGATACTGAAGCAGCTAATAATGTTATTAACAATTGGTGGCCTCGATATAAAGAAATAAACTGTTCAGTAAAATGGTGGGACGAGCATCCTGAATATTGGATAGGTAATAAAAGCTGGGACCAATTTACATTATGGTATATAATGAAATTCGACGCACCAGGTATAAAAGTATCAGCTGTTGAGTTCGGTCAGGCTAAATGGAATTGGAATATGTACCTAAATGCTGAAGAAGAGGCAGGCTGTACACCAGTAATAAAACATCATCCATTAGATCGTCAATTAATGCATAAAGCTTTACCAGAAGATTATAAGGATGCTGAAGATGAATGGGAGACGTTAACCCAAGAAGAAAAGGAACAAGCACGAGCTCCTCATGAGCAAGGATAATTTATAATGAAAATGCGTGACGTAAAGATTAAGAATCCAGAATTTATTAAACTATTAGATAATATATCTGGACTTGTTGATCAAGTATTCGATGATAAAGAGTTTTTAGATAGAGAACATAAGTTGTCTTTTGATCATCGTAACCCTGAGCAGAGAAGGAAAGAAGGTAAAGAAGCGTATAAAGTATCTCCTCACTTTGATATACTACCAAGTCATACAAGAGATGATATTAAAGATGGACAGATGGATCCATGTGGTATGGAATACCTTCAGTATCAGATGAATTTAATGCGCAAAGAAAATGGCTCACATGTTACTAGCGGATTTCCTAATGCGGAAACATTCTTAGCTGGACAAACATTCTATAACAATCCTAAGTTCTTCTTAGGTACAAAACTTAAACAAGCTGTATATGATATATCAGCTGACTTTCTAGGTGGTGGAGCAATGGCGCTTTGTGCTTTTTATACACCTGGCACATTTATACCTTGGCATCATAACGGAAATGCACCAGGTTATAACATATTATTACATTATAACAAAATAGGTGAAGGGGACTTCTTTACTTATGATAATGGTGAGATTTTAGAATACCCTGACGCAAAGGGTTGGAGCTGTAGAGCAGGACAATTTATATCAACAGCACCAGAAAAAATACATAGAGAGAAAATAGGTATGGATAATCCGATAGTAAAATGGTCGGATAATCCAGAAGATTCTTCCTGGCATGCTGCGCATGCTCGTACAAATAGGTTTACATTATCAACAATAGTTAACCATCAGGACATATGGGAAGACTTAATCGATGAATTAGAAGACAACTAATTTCGAGAAAGCCTAAATATCTCTATATTATAAAGAGGTAGAGAATGGCAACTAAAGCAAATCTAGTAATGGATAAAGGCTCTGACTTTAGTGTTTCACTAATTGTTACAGGTTCCGATGGAACAGCTTTTAATCTGACTGGTTATTCAGGTAATAGTAAGATAAGAAAACATTGGTCATCTAATGTTTATCATACTATGTCGTGTGATACCACATCAGATCCAACAGGAGGAGTTCTAACTCTATCCGCAAATAATACAATCACAGGCAACATAGCACCAGGAAGATGGAACTATGATGTCGAAGTATCTAATGCCTCTAATGAGGTTACTAGAGTACTGCAAGGTACTTTAACCGTAACACCGGAGATCAGTTATTAATGGTCTCGTCAGGTAATCTTAAAGCGACAATCATAACTTCTGCGACACCTATTGTCACAAAAGTCTTAAAGTCCTCACCCCAAGCAGTAAATGATGTTACAGGTCTAACTATTGACTTTAACTCTGTGAAGGATGGTGAAGTACTTACTTATGATAGTGGCTCTAATGTATTCTCTGCTAAAAGTGTTTTAGATACTATACTAATAATCGATGGTGGTGATGTAGCATAATGGCTAATACTGTAATAAGAATAAAAAGGTCCACGAATACTGCTTCGTTCGCGAACATAGTATATGGTGAACCTGCATTTACAGCCAATGGTGGAATTTTATACATTGGTGGGTTTACAAATGGCACATCCGTAGCTGTTGCCGGAGCTCGTTTTCCAGGAACATTAACAGCTAACCAAGCAATTGTTGTTGATACCAATACGCATATTGATGCAATAAAGACTAGCAGTATGACATTAGCCGATTCAGGCGTTGTTAATGTTGCTTATGTCGGTGTTGTATCAACTAATACGTTAACTGGTGCTAACTCAACTACCTTGGTTTCAGCTGAAGCTATCAAAGCTTATGTTGATGCTGGCGGCTCTTCAAATACCTCTACCTCAAATGCTACGTTTGCGTTTGCTAACCAAACTATTACGTTTACCAGAGATGACAGCACCACCTACGATGTCCAAGTAGCAGCATCGATAACAAATACGTCTACCACAACTTCTGTATTTACATCATCAAACAATACTCTTTTATTTACAAGAGCTGATGGTTCAACTTATACAGCTACTATAGCAACAGATAGTTTAGATAACTTAACTGTCTCTGCTAATGCATCTATTGATGTATTAACAATAGGTACAAGTGCTAATGTACCAACAATATATGCTAACAATATTGAAGTATCTAATACCTTAACGGTTAATGGTGATTTAGTATTAAGAGGTAGCAGTATTAATCTTGGTGATGGCGGAGATGTTATATCTCTTGGTGCATCAGTTAATACAAGTATTATACCAACTGATAACGTATCGTATGATCTTGGATCATCTACTAAACTATATAGACAAGTATACGCTAATCAGATAACAGTTGCAACTAACCCAACTACAGACTTTGAAGTAGCTAACAAAGGGTATGTAGATACACAAATAGCTGCTGTCAGTACAACTGGTAATACAACTAATATAGGATACCCTACAGATGGAGCTTATGCAAATGGCTCAGGTGTTGGTAACTTAGAAGGTGCAGTAACATCTATATCAAATACTACATCAGTAGCAGATGCTTTCGATAAATTAAATGAAGCAGTTCTTAATGTATATAATAATACATTTGTAAGAGATGTTACGTTTACTGTATCATCTGGTGCACTCGGTGGAGCGCCTTTAAATACTACATTGAATATAACACCAGTAGGTAACGCTGATAGATATGATGTTAATTGGGGTGATGGTAATTATAGTAATAATACTACTGACTCTACTCCATCACATTCATATACAGATAATTCTAACTCACCTTTTGATGTTGTTGTTACAGCTAGAAATACCGGAGCATTAGGCGAAGGTAATACTGCTACATTTACAAGCGTTGATTTAGTTACTCTTTATACAGGAGATCCAGATGCGAGACTTCTTCTTAAGAGTGCAGTATCAGGTGGCAGTACAATATCTGAAGCTAATACTGGTCAGGAAATATTCTTAGATAACGATACAACTAATGCTAATAACATAGTAGGAACGTTCTTTGTGAACTGGGGCGATAGTACTACTGATAGTATCGCTAATACAAGCGTAGCCGGGGGGACACAAGGGGATAGACTAGGTCATACATACAGTTCAGGAACTGGAACAGGCACGCATACTGTGACATTATCTATTAATTCTCACTCAACTGCCAACCCTGCTTCTATACCATCTTCTAATACAAAAACAATAAAAATATTTGATACAGCAATAGCTGCTCCAGAAGGGCTATCAAGTAAGACTTTATCATTTACATCCTCATCAACTGGATCATCTCCTAGACTAGCTTTTGGTCATATTGATAACTCAGCTGAAGGAACATTCTCAGTTGGTTCTGATTATACAAGATTTACAACAGCTGGTATTGTGGCTACTAACGGCGAAGCTAATAGCCAAGTAACATATAATGCCTCAGCTGGAACATTAACTGCAGTTATAGATAACGTAGCAGGAAATACATTAGCTTTCTCAGCTGGTGATGATACAGGATCAAATGGCAGCTTAGTAATAGTTGATCAACTTGACTTTTATAACTTTAATAACTCAGGTAGTTCAGTATCAGCATCTAATAGAATACATGCACCTGGATTATATAGTGGCTTTAGATCTAGAATATCTAAATCAGGTCACAGTACAGGAACACATAGTTATAAACTAAGTCATAGTGCAACTGGTAATACTAATGCAATTGGATTTGTTAAAGATAATTTATCAAGCAAACCAACAATTAAATTTAATGCTGCTTCTGTAACACAGAATGCAGCTGGTACATTAGCATATGTATCTGGTATACCTTACTATACAAATGACGCAGTACTTAATGTAGTAAGCTCAAGAGTAACGAACGTTGCTGGACAGTTTTATAGAAATATGTCTTCACCATTTAATATATACTCTGATTCAACATCAGAAGGTGATAGCGGTTCAGTATTAAACTCACAAACAAAAGGTTATGTTATATTGCCTTCTGCTACATTAAACTCAGGCTTCCCTATTGCTAATACAGGTATGAGTGCTAACGTTAATATGGAAACATTCCAAATTAATATTAATGGTGGTGGTAGAAGAGTCGGTAACTTTAAGATGAGAATGAGTAATGTTAATGGTACTGGATCAAACGTATCATTCTCAAATGTATCTATTCAAACATATAATGGTACATCATCAGGTGTTAATGAAAATGCAATTAGTGTTGCTGATTCATTAGGAGCTGGTTTTGATACAGATGGAGTTAGATTAAGTAACTTCTCATCTACAAATGCTACACCAACGTTTAATGATAGTACTGATTACTTTGCATCTAATGCTTGGACAGGAGCAGTTACTATTGCAGGTACAGATGAGTCAGTAGTACGTTATGGTAACTTAACTCATTATACAACAGATCTTTCTTCTGGTTTCTTACCAGTTGGTCCAGATCTAGCAACAAGTAGATCGGGTACTCAGTACTTTAGATTTGCTTTTAAAAGAACAACGATGGCTAATATGACTGTAAGATTAACTGGTAAGGTATCTTCATTCCATATAGCCGCACCAAAGACAAATATAGATAGTACATCCGATTCAAATGGATGGCTAAACGCTAGTGATACATATGCTGGTTCTGGTACACCAGGAGCTAATACAGCTGCAGGTGGTAATGGATCAGACGGTTGTGCATTTACTTCTGGTGATAGAATTATTGATGGTAGTACATACAACAATAATACATTTACTTTAACTCTAGGTGATCAGAACGCCACCAATGCCTTTAATAACCAAATACTTATTAGTATTGGATTAGAGTCAGGTGACTACATCTCATCAATTGGTATTGAATAATGGCTATTTCAGATAATCAAAAAATTGACCTACTATGGAAAAAGGTAGGCTTTGGTAAAGCTAAGACAGATTCAGCTAGTGCTAAGAAAGCACCTAATGAATCAATAGTATCTAAGTTTATTATTGCACCAGACTACATCTGGGCAGATGCAGCTTTAATACCAGCAACTAAACCGGCATCTAATGTCACAGCAGTAGTAGTATATGATGGCCAAGCAGCAACAGGCGACGGTACATCGGAAGCATTAAGGACATGGAAGTCTAATATCATTAATTGGATACCACCTACTTTTGGTGCTACATATCAATTAAAGGTTCATATCGATTCTGACGGTTCAGGCAATCCAGTATCTAACGGTACGCAAGTGTTCGAAACAGGATCAGGTAATAATGATGAATGGTACTTTGACTATCAGTCAGGTGTACTACATTTTATTGGAATTAATTTGCCGAGTTCTTTAGTTTCTGGTACGTCCGCGTACCTCTCGGGAGCTAAATATAACGGTAATACGGGGTTGAGTGGAAGTGGAAGCTTCGATCCGAGTAATGCTGGAGATGTAACATCTGCAAACATTATTAACGGAACCATAACTAGTTTAACGGCTCCGCTCAATGTCTCAGACGGTGGTACTAACGTATCATCCTTCACCTCTAACTCAGTACTCGTTTCGGCCAATTCAACTACTCTAGGTTTTCAGACTGGTAGTAATAACCAGTTTCTAACCATCTCGGATAATGATGTAACATTTAGTGATATTGACGGTGGTACTTACTAGTACTTCCTTACATGATGTATAGACAGAGGAAATCAAACAATGGCAACATTAAGACAATTTAAAGTCACTGGCGGAGTAATAGTCGGAAGCAATTCTGTAATTACTAGCGCAGGTAAAATTGAAGCAGCTGCTATCTCTACTCTAACGACGGACTCACTCGGTGAAGGTTCCACAAACAAATACTTTTCTAATACAGTAGCAAGAGCTGCTATATCAGTACCAGGTTCAGATACAAGTGGAATAACTTATAATTCGAGCACAGGAGAAATAACACTTCCTGACTTGGATGGAGGCACATATTAATATTAATGATTTTGATGATTTTGATCGTAAGATTATAAGTCAATTTATGTTAGATCAACAGACTATCATAAACGCTTTAACTGAAACGAATCAAAAATTGAGCGCGGAAAATAAAGTTCTCTTAGGAGAGCTTGATTCACAAAGATTAATAAATAAACGTATATTAGTTAATCGTGATTTAAATATATCGCTCGAAAGATAATAGAATAATCACGATAATACTTAAGGGGAACAAAAATGGCTAGACAGGCATTAATTAAATTAAGAAGAGGTACAGGTGCTCCTGGCACTAATGTACTAGCAGAAGGCGAATTAGCGATTGATATCGCTGCAAAGAAGCTGTATTCTGCTAACTCTTCAGGTAGCGCTTTTACGCTATCGGGTGACCAGTATAACTTTGTACCATCAGGAAACTCAACACAAGCATCATTAACCTTAACGGTTGATAATGACGCATTATCTAATGATAATGTAACCTTTGTTGGTACCGGTGGAATCACAGTTAGTGGAAACTCAACACAGGTAACAGTAGACGCCGCAACTGGCGTAGACTATGATTTAACTGCAGGCGGAACAGCAGCAACAGGTACAATTATACTTGGTGGCGACTCTGACGCTGATACAGTTACTATCACAGGTAATAATGGATTAGTAGTTTCAAACACATCTACTTCAGCAATGCTAGTAGAGAACAAAGGTTCTCAACATGTTGTTACTGTTGTAAATGATGGTGGAAACAAATACCAAATCGACGGAACAACACAACAAAACCTAAGATTAGTACCAGGAATGATTTACTGGTTCGATCAATCAGACAATACCAACGCAACGCATCCATTAGTATTTGGTACAGCAGCAAATGGTTCTGAAGTATCTGAAGGTTCAGCAAGTGGTTTTGAGATCTATGAAAAAGTAGGTACACCAGGTAGTGCAGGTTCATATACAAGAATCAAACTACAACAAGATGCGCCTAACAGCGTATACTATTTCTGTTCTGCTCATAGTGGAATGGGAGCTAGTGCTTTTGTACAACCAGATAACTTATACAGTAATGCAACTCACGTAGTAGCAACACAACCTATATCAGTACCAGGTACATCAGTATTTGCTACTCTTGATATTTCAGGTGATGTAGATATAGATGGTACTTTAGAAACAGATGCTCTATCATTAAATGGTACAGCAGTATCTGCAGACGCTACTGAGTTAAACAAGCTAGACGGTGCTACATCTTCTACTGCTGAACTTAACTACGTAACTGGTGTAACATCAGGTATTCAAGGACAGTTAGACACATTAACATCTGGTAAAGTTGCTAATGGACAAGCTGTTACATTTACTACTTTTACTGCTTCAGGTCTTTCAGATCTAAACGGTGATTTAGAAGTAGCTGGTCTATCAACATTAACAGGCAATGCAACTGCTTCTGCTAACTTAAACGTTGGTGGTGGATTAGGCATAACTGGAGCATTAACAGGTTCAACTCTGACTATGTCAGGATTGGCTGATCTTAATGGTAATTTAGAAGTCGCTGGACTATCAACATTAACTGGTAATACAACAGTAAGTGATACCTTAACAGTAGCCGATGGCATGTTGTTAACAGGTGGTACGATAGTAATTGGTAACTCTACAGTTAACGCTGTAATTACTCAAGCTGGAGATATCAGCACTGACGGTTCTTTAACAGTAACTGGTGGTTCTGACTTAAACGGCGCTTTAGACGTAGCTGGTTTATCAACATTAACTGGTAATGTCACAATGAGTGATGATGCTAGTGTTGGTGGAGACTTAACAGTATCTGGAAACTTCACAGTATCTGGAACACAAACTATTGTTAGCTCATCTACAGTTGCTTTAACTGACTCAATGCTAAAACTTGCTCAGGACCAAACTGGTACTGACACTGACGCAGTTGACATCGGTTTCTATGGTGTATATGACGAAGGTGGAACAGACAAGTATACAGGTCTATTCAGAGATCAGTCAGATTCTAATAAGAAGTTCGTTCTTGTTGATGGAATCACAGCTGAGCCTGGAACAACTGTAACATATGCTGCTACTGATTTAGCTTATTTAGAAGCTATTATTGATGGTGGTACATACTAAGCAATTAGTATAAATAAATTTATATAATAAGGATATATTATGAACGAAGAATATGTGAAAGCTTATATAGCTGCGATTAACGCTGAACTTCAGGCTAAAGTCTTAGAGATTATTAGCCTGAAGGCACAGCACCAAATGTTAAAAGACGTTAATAGGCAACAAGAAGAAGCAATCATTGCTCAAAGAGCAGAATTGCAACAATTAACACAGGTAGTAAATACTACTGAAGATACTTACGGAACTGAAGCAATTCAAGAACCGAAAAAGACTTCAGGTAAGAAGAAGATTAAGATTTAACCTTCCCTTACCCACCTTAAATAAGGGACACGAAGATGGCATCAAAAATTCTATTGAAGCGTTCTGCCGTATCAGGTCAGGCGCCGAACACATCCCACATATCAACAGGTGAATTAGCACTTAACTTACCAGACGGAGTCCTATATGGCTCTAATGGTTCAGTTATATTCGAAGTCGGAGCTAATGTAACAACACTGACAGTTGGTAGTGGCAATGCAACAATTAATGGTTCAGGTCATGCAGTCATTGAAGGACTACATGTTAATGGATACTCATTTCCAGCTCAAGTTGGAACAACAAACCAAGTATTAATAGCTAACTCAACAGGCGATATATCGTTTGCGGATCAAGAATCAGCTGCAGTACAGGTTACAAATTTTACATTCTCAATTACGAGCACAAAAACTCTAATCGAAGGATCAGATGATAATTCACAAACACTATCATATACAGCAGGAACAGAAGACGTATTCCTAAATGGTGTTAAGCTTGTAAGATCGGATGACTATGCACAAACTAATTCAACAGCAATTACATTAACCAGTGCAACAGTAAACGGTGATGTTCTTGAAGTAAGAAAAGTTGGTGTAATTGGAGTTAATGATCCCAGTAGACTTAGCTGCACCAGCAGATATATCTTCAGGTGATACTTCAGTAATTACATTGGATACATTCACTGTCGGGACGTACAGATCTGCTAAATACTTAGTGACTGCTAACACTTCAGATTCATGGCAATCTAGTGAAGCAATCGTGCTTCATGATGGAACTGATGGATTTATAACTGAATACGGTTCAGTATATTCCAATAATACGATATACACTTTAAGTGCAGATACAAATGGTGGAAGTGTTAGATTGAGGGCCACTCCTTCTGGAGCAGGCACAACGTTTACTTTCAAGAAAATATTAATTAGGTCATAGGAGATAATCTAAAATGCCAAAGACAAAAGCAATGAGCCTCGCAGAGCTGATTAGACATATTAACTACGACAGTTCAAATGATTTACTTTCAACAACTAAGTCAATTAACTCAGAAGGTAAAACAAGAAAATCGTTAACTGGATTAGGAGCTACTCAAGTAACTCTACATCAGTTTGCGAAAGCAGATTACCAATCAGCACTATATCATATCGCAGCAGAGCAGGGCGGAGAATTTCATTCATCATTATTCTTAATAGGACATGATGACACAACAGTATACGTAACTGAGTATGGTGTATTAGAAAGTGATGCGTCACTTTATACTCTAGATGCAACCATCTCAGGAGCAAACGTAGTAACACAAGTAACACCAGTAAACAGTTCTACGAGCGTTAAGTTCTCAGTAGAATTCGTAAACGGATAAATAAGGGTATAGGGGAATAAATGGCAAATCAAAATTTTAGAGTAAAAAACGGCCTTGAAGTTGGCGGCGTTGAAGTTGTTAATGGAACAGGTGTAGTTAACTCTACAGCATTGCCTGCGTCAGGCGCATCGGCCGGGACTTATGGTAACTCTACTTCCATACCTGTCGTTACCGTAACAGCAAAAGGCATAGTAACAAACGTACAATCAGCAGCAGTAAGTGGTGTATCAAGTTTTGTATATACAGCAGCTAATACAACATTCGTATTAGGCACTGGTGACGGTACAACATATGCTCAGACAATCGTATTCGATGGAGACGGGTTCGTTTCTAACTCAAGTGGTATTCACTTAGAGTTGGACGGTGGAACGCTTCTAAACGGTTCTTCAGGGCTCTCTGTTAATGCAGCTGCTCTTAACCATGACCTATTAAATGGGTATGTGGCTAATGAACATATCGATCATAGCTCAGTAAGCACGATCGCTGGTAACGGACTAACAGGTGGTGGAACCTTAGAAGCTAATAGAACATTAGCTATTAACTCAGGTGACTCAATAACAATAGCTAACTCAACTGGATTACATGTTAATACAGGCGCTATTGATATTACAAGTTTAAATAACTTTGTAGCTAATAAGTACATAGATCATACAACTGTCACAATGACAGCTGGTGCTGGTATGACTGGTGGTGGAGCTATTAATACTACTAGAACATTTGATGTTGTAGCAGATGATACTTCAATAGTAGTTACAGCAGACGGAATATCCGTTAATGCTCAGGTTATTGATCATACAACATTAAGTGGATATGATGTAAATGAAAATATAGATCATACAGGCGTCACAATGACAGCCGGTGGCGGTCTATCAGGTGGTGGTACAATCGCTTCTACTAGAACATTTGCAGTAGGTGCTGGTGATGGTATGACTGTTAACGCAGATGACGTTGCAGTTAAACCAGGTACTGGTATAGCATCTAATTCAACTGGTGTTCATTTCCTAGCAGGACTTGGTCTTGGAGCTAACTCAACAACAGTAAAAGTATTAGCTGGAACAGGTGTAGTATCAAATACATCTGGTGTACATATTGGACAGTCCGTAGGTACAACAAACGACGTAACATTCAGAGATATGGTTATCTCTGGCAACTTAACTGTACAAGGTACTCAAACTACTATAAGTACAGAAACTTTAACAGTTGATGATAACATTATCGTTCTTAATAATAACGAATCTGGTACTCCTTCAGAGGATGCTGGAATCGAAGTAGAACGTGGTACATCAACAAACGTAAAATTACAGTGGGACGAAGGCACAGACAAGTGGCAAGTTACTGAAGATGGATCGGCTTATTATGACTTACGTCATAAAGGTGTAGCGATTGCACTTGATACAGATACATCTGGTAACTTTGTAGACAACGTAACAGTTGGAAGTGGTCTTTCAGTATCAGGTACGCCTGGAGCTGGATGGGAGCCATCACTAGCAGTAGTACCTGGAACAGGTATCACAGCTAACAGCACTGGAGTCTTTACTAATGATTCGCAAATTGTTCATGACAGCTTAAGTGGGTTCGTTGCAAACGAGCATATAGATCACTCAAGCGTTTCGATAACAGCTGGAAATGGTTTAACTGGTGGTGGTAATATTACTGCAACTAGAAACATAGCCGTAACAGGTGGAACAGGTGTAACATCTAATTCAACAGGTGTTCATATAGGACAGAGCGTTGGCACAACAGATAACGTAACATTTAACGATGTAACAATATCAGCTAATGCGATTATATCTTCACTACAAGATAGTTCTAATAGAGTATTGAAAGTTTATAACAGTTCCGGATCGCTTATTTGGGGGTAACACCTAATGGCATTGCCAACGACCAGAACGGGATTTAAAGAACATTGTCTAAGAAAGCTGGGTTATCCAGTAATTGAGATCAATGTAGAGGATATGCAAGTCGAAGATAGAATTGACGAAGCATTATCTTACTATTGGGATTATCACTTTGATGGTGTATCGAAAGAATACTATAAGTGGGTAGTTACAGCTGATAATATAACAAACAAATACGTGGAAGTACCGGATAATATAATCGGTGCTGTCCGCGTCTTTGATATTGGTGATGCTTTATCAACCAATAACTTATTTAATATAAGATATCAAATTGCATTGAACGATCTATATGATCTGACATCCTTCAATCAATCTCTCGTGACTTACTATACTAATATGCAACACATTCAATTCATTGAAGAGTTATTAGTGGGTAGGCAGCCTATTAGATTTAATAGGAACATAAATAGATTATATATCGACATGGACTGGACTAAATTACAAGTAGGTGATCATATAATCGCCGAGTGTTACCAGATTGTTGATCCTGAAACTTTTCCTGACGTCTACAAAGACAGATGGTTATTGGCTTATGCCGCTGAAAAGATTAAATATCAGTGGGGAGCTAATTTAACTAAGTTCGATGGAATGCAACTACCAGGCGGTGTACAATTTAATGGGGGCAAGATTATGGATGACGCAGGAGCTGAAATCGCAAAACTCGAACAAGAGATGATTTCATCATACAGCTTACCTGTTTCAGATATGGTCGGTTAATGAACAATGCCAACAAATAACGGACGATCTAACTATTTTCAAAATTACGAAGCATCTGGTGAACAGAGGCTTATCGATAATCTTGTCATTGAGTCTATACAGATATATGGACAGGATAGTTTTTACCTGCCAAGAAATAGAGTAGAGACAGATCTCCTTTATGGAGAGGCTCCGTTATCATCATTCGATACAAGTTACCCATTAGAGTTATATGTTAAATCCGTAGAAGGATATGAAGGTGAAGGTACCTTTATGAGTAAGTTTGGTCTAGAGATAAGAGATCAAATTAACATAACATATGCACGTAGAAGATTCCATGAAGAAGTAGAAGAGTTTGATCCGTCTATAACAAGACCGAGAGAAGGCGATCTTATATTCTTACCATGGGTAAGAGGTTCTATTGAGACTGAGATAGGAGCTGTATTTGAAGTTAAGTATGTTCAAACTGACTCTGTATTCTATCAATTAGGCAACCTACAAACGTTTGATGTATCATTAGAGAAATTTGAATACTCTGGAGAGCTATTCCAGACTGGTATTCCTGTCATTGATGCAATGACAACAACATATTCAATTGATGCTAAACTTGATGAGTTAACTCTTGCTACTGAAGCAGGTGTTATGATAATGACTGAATCAGGAATAGTTATAACTAACGACAATGAAGATAAGAGATTAGTCGATAAGGGAGATACTACAACATTCTTCCAAGATGAAGCAGCAGAGTTTATTGACTTCAGTGACATAAATCCATTTAGTGAGAATGACTTCTAATGTTTAATACTAAATATTACAATGGCGTTATAAGAAAATACGTAGTATACTTTGGTACTCTATTTAATAATATAGAGATAGATAGAGTTAACCAAGCTGGTACAACAATACAGACGATGAAGGTACCTATTAGTTATGGTCCTCGTCAAAAATATATTATAAGAGGCGACGTAGATCCTAATGCAGATAGACAAGTAGCTGTACAGCTTCCAAGAATGTCATTTGAGATGACTAACTTTAGATATGATTCTGAAAGAAGAATGAACCCATTAAAGAAGTTATACGCTGCATCTACTCATAATTATAATCTTAAATCAGTTTTTAATCCGCAGCCATTTAATATTGACTTTGAGTTAAATATAGCAGTTAAAAATGCTGAAGATGGTGTGCGTATATTAGAACAAATATTACCTTACTTCACTCCTGAGTACACGGCTACTCTCAAGCTACTTGATGATATGCCTGATCTTAAGTTTGATATACCTGTTGTGTTTTTAAATTTAAATACAAGAGATGAATATGAACAAGACTTTCAGACTAGAAGACAATTAATACATACACTATCATTTGAGATTAAAGGCTATGTATTTGGACCTGTAACAGAGAAGTCAGATATTATTAAGCAAGCTAATACACAGTTTCATGTTGATCCTGGAGCAGCTGGATCATTTACATTCCCAACAGACGCAGCATCTAAGGTAGTTATTACTCCTGGTGTTGACGCAAACGGCAATCCAACATCTAATTCTTCGGTTAGCATAAATATAGATGATATAAACGCCAACAGTAATTATGGTTATATAACAGCGAATACATTTAATGGATGATAAAATAGGTGACTTCTTAGAGCTTCAGCCTCTAGAGCAAGACATAACAACAGCGAAAGCACTTGTAAAAGACTCTAAGTTGGAGAATGACTTTGAGTATGCACGAGGTAATCTCTATCAAGTTATAGAGAACGGCTCAGTTGCGTTAAATGATTTACTACAAGTAGCTCAACAAGGTCAACATCCTAGAGCATATGAAGTAGTCGCTACATTAGTAAGAACATTATCCGATGCAAATATGACGCTTATGGATATTACTAAGAAGAAACAAGATATAACTAATGATGAAGGTGGTAAAAAAGAAGGTCCTAATACAGTCAACAATACTCTATTCGTTGGATCTACTGGCGAACTACAAAAGCTAATTAAGAAGCAGATGGACGATGGTACAAGCTAGAGAGAACTACTTAGGTAATCCAAACCTGAAACGAGCTAACGTACCTCAAGAGTTTACTCCTGAGCAGATACAAGAGTTTGTTAAATGCTCACAAGACCCACTTCATTTTATTACTACTCATATTCAAATCGTTAACGTTGATGAAGGTCTAATACCTTTTAACCTATATGACTTCCAGAAAGATATAGTACGATTAATACAAGATGAGCGTTTTGTAATATGTAAGATGCCTAGACAGACAGGTAAGACAACTACGGTTGCAGCTGTTCTATTATGGTATTTAATGTTTCATGAATCATTCTCTATAGCTATTCTAGCTCATAAGTCTCAACAATCAAGAGAGATTCTATCTCGTATAGCATTAGCATATGAGCATTTACCAAGATGGTTACAACTTGGTGTAGTGGAATGGAACAAAGGTAACGTAGAGCTAGAAAATGGCTCAAAAATATTAGCAGCATCTACCTCGGCATCAGCTATAAGGGGTGGATCTTTTAACCTAATTTACTTAGACGAGTTTGCTTTCGTACCAACGCATATACAAGAAGAGTTCTTTGCTTCTGTATATCCTACGATTTCATCTGGTCAAACATCTAAGGTACTTGTTACATCAACGCCTAACGGACTTAATTTATTCTATAAGATATGGAATGATAGTGAGAACGGTCATAATGATTATAAGCGTATTGATGTCCATTGGTCGGACGTACCTGGAAGAGATGAGAAGTGGAAAGAGCAGACTATAAGAAATACGTCTGAAGATCAATTTAGAGTTGAGTTTGAATGTGAGTTTATTGGTTCATCTAATACACTTATATCACCTTCAACACTGAAACGTTTAGTATATGAACGACCAATATGGGAGCAAGGATCAACGAGAATATATGTACAACCAGAGATGGACCATACATATTTTCTATTAGTTGATACAGCGAGAGGAGTTAATAAAGATGCGTCAGCTATTATAGCAATAGATGTAACTGTATCACCAGCTGCGGTTGTAGCTGTGTATCAGGACAATGAAGTATCACCTTTTAACTTCCCGCAAGTGATTGCTCAATTCCATAGAAAGTTTAATAATGCTTACATACTAGTTGAATCAAACGATATTGGTATGTCGGTAGTAGAGACTTTACATAATGATATGGAATTAGAAAACGTACTTATGTCAGCAGCAAGAGGTAGAGCCGGACAGGTTCTATCATCAGGGTTTGGTAGTGGTGGACAGTACTTTGGCGTTAAGACTACGAAGCAAGTCAAACGTACAGGATGCCTAAATCTAAAGACATTAATAGAAGGTGATCAACTAGTTATCAACGATTTTCGTATACTAGATGAACTCACGCATTTTGTTCAAAGAGCTGAGTCTTGGGAAGCAGAAGGCGGTAATCATGATGACCTCGTGATGTGCCTTGTTCTCTTTGGCTGGTTAAGTATACAAGATTATTATAAAGAAATAAGCAGTACCGATGTTAGAAAAGTTCTTCAAGCTGGACAACAGAAATATATTGAAGAAGAAGTTCTACCATTCGGTTTTTTAAATGACGGTATGGAGATGGATACATTAGATGGCTATTCGAAAATAGCTGACTGGTAGAAGTTTTTAAACCACAGGAACATATAAATATAATCAAACTATTTTTGATTTTATATAGAGGAGCATAACATGGCATTTCAAGTCAGTCCTGGTGTAAATGTAAGCGAGATCGATCTTACAACGGTCGTGCCAGCTGTATCCACAACAGAAGGTGGATTAGCGGGTGTATTTAATTGGGGACCTGCCGAACAAAGAGTACTAGTAGATAGTGAAACATCTTTAGTATCGCGTTTCGGTGAGCCAACAAGTGATAACTTCGAGACATTTTTTACAGCATCAAATTTTTTAAACTATGGCAATAAACTATACGTTGTCAGAACCGTGTCTAGTGCTGCACGAAACGCTACTGGAGTAGCCAATACCTCAGCTAATACTGATGGTGTGTTAATCAAAAACATGGAAACGTTTGACGCTGGTAGTTATACTGCTAACGCAAATCATATTTGTGTGGGTAAATACGCTGGTGTTAAAGGTAATGGTTTAAGAGTAGAAGTTTGTGATAGCGCAGCTGCATGGAGCAGCAATGTAGATATTGATTCATCAGCAGATGTTAAATCAACTTCTAGCTTAGCATTCACAGTCGGTTCGAACGTAGCAGTATTAACCTTAACAGGTGAAGACGCATCAGTAACTAACACAGCATTAGAGACAGCTTATGACGCATTAGCCGCTCAACTTCAAGTTGGCGATCTAGTCGAAGCTGGTAATTCATCTATTGGTGAAGTTAAGTTATCAATCAAGTCTATTCCAAGTAATGGAACAGCACAAGCATTAGATGGAAGCGTAAGTTCGCTTAAAGCTAACATCCAATTGCACTCACGTTACACACTTTCAACAAACGTTGAAGAAACAATCATTAGAAGATATTGGAAATATTTCAATAGCTTCGATAGTGCCCCAGGCACTTCATCATTTGCAACTAGCAAAAGCGGTGTCGGTGATGAGTTACACGTAGTTGTAGTAGATGAGGATGGAGATATAACAGGTACACCAGAAGTAATTATAGAGAAATGGGAATCATTATCTAGAGGTACTGACGCTAAGAATGAGTCAGGCGAATCAATGTATTACTATAATGTAATTAACAATGGTTCAAGCTGGATATACTTCGTTAATCATCCTGCTGCATCTTATACAGGTACATCAGCAACAAGAACAGCATTATCATCAACTAAGCCATACAATTTCGCATTCGGCGGAGGTTTAGACGGTAATTCAGAAAGCGCTATCTCAATGGGAGATGTAGCTGTTGGATATGATATGTTCTCAGACGCTGCAGACGTAGATGTAAGTCTACTATTATCTGGTAAAGCTAAAGGTGGAACGCACGGAGAAGGAATTTTAAATTACATTATCGACAATATTTGTGAAGTAAGAAAAGATTGTATCGTATTTGGTTCGCCAGATAGAGCAGACACAGTTGGTGTAACATCACCATCTACTGCTACCGATAACGTTATCGAATTCAGAAACGCAGTTAGAAGTTCATCTTACGGTGTGCTAGATAGTGGTTATAAATATCAGTACGATAAGTTCGGTGATGTATATAGATATGTACCATTAAGTGGAGACATAGCCGGCTTATGCGCAAGAACAGATGCAGAAAGAGATGCATGGTTCTCACCAGGTGGATTCAACAGAGGTCAAATAAAGAACGTTGTTAAGTTATCTTTCAATCCGAGAGTAGCTTTCAGAGATCTTCTTTATAAGAATGGTATTAACCCAGTTGTTGCATTCCCAGGTCAGGGCACAGTGCTTTTCGGTGACAAAACGTTACTTGCTAAGCCATCAGCATTCGACAGAATAAATGTTAGAAGACTATTCATAGTATTAGAGAAAGCAATCTCTACAGCTTCTAAGTTTACGTTGTTTGAATTCAATGATGAGTTTACAAGATCACAGTTTGTGAACCTAGTAGAGCCGTTCTTGAGAGATATACAGGGAAGAAGAGGCATATTTGACTATAGAGTCGTATGTGATACTTCTAATAACACAGGTGAAGTCATAGACAGAAATGAATTCATCGGAGACATTTACGTTAAACCTGCAAGATCTATTAACTTTATTCAATTAAACTTTGTAGCAGTACGAAGTGGAGTAGAGTTCTCAGAAGTAGTTGGTAAATTTTAAGGAGTAAAAGATGGCATTTAATATTAATGAAATCAGATCACAGTTAGTACTTGGCGGTGCACGTTCTGCTCTTTTCCAAGTAAGAATAAACAACCCAGCTAACGGTGCAGGTGACTTAAAAGCTCCTTTTATGATAAAGGCTTCAGCACTTCCTGCCTCGACGCTAGGTACTGTTGAAGTTCCTTACTTCGGAAGAAAGTTTAAGGTTGCTGGAAACAGAATCTTTAACCCATGGAACGTTACAGTAATAAATGACGAAGACTTTTTAATCAGAAACTCCATGGAAGAGTGGATGAGTTCGATTAACAGTCACCAAGGTAACTTGAGAGAATTTGGAGCAGCGAGTCCATCAGAGTACAAGACTGATGCAACAGTAACTCAGTTTTCTAAAACAGGAGCCGCGATAAGAGAGTATAAGTTTGTAGGAATCTTTCCAACAGACGTTACTGAAATCAGCGTCAACTGGGAGCAGATAGATGAAATTCAACAATTCGATGTTTCGTTCCAATACGATTACTGGACAGTTAGCGGTATCACAGGTAACGCTGGCACAGACGCTTAGTAGCAGTGATGCTAAATACATTAGAGGGCTAAAGAAACTTAGCTCTCTAATTTTTATAATGGAGACTACCTAATGGCAGAATTATTCGGCTTCGAGATTAATCGAAAAACAGGCGTATCAGCAAACGATTCGTCAGAACATAAATCATTCGCACAACCCCAATTTGATGACGGTGCCGTCAACATTAATTCTATGGGCGGAATGTATGGCACATACGTTGACCTCGAAGGAACAGCAAAGAATGAGGCTGAGTTAGTCACACGATATAGAAAGATGTCTCTACAACCTGAAGTAGAGCACGCAATTGATGATATTATTAATGAATCAATAGTATCAGATCCAACACAACCCGTTGTTGATATTAACCTTGACGCATGTAAGGATATGTCACCAAAGGTAAAAGACCTCGTACATGAGGCATTTAGTCATACTACTGAATTACTAGGCTTATCGTCTACTGGATATGAAACATTCAGAAGATGGTATGTTGATGGACGTCTATATTATCATGCTATAATTGACGACAAAGATCCAACAAAAGGCATACAAGAATTAAGATATGTCGATCCTAGAAAGATCAGAAAAGTAAGAGAGACTAAAAAAGAAAAACAAGGTAACTTTACGGTTATCAAAGTTGTTAAAGAATTCTTTATCTATAACGATAAAGGCTTTAACAGCAAGTCTTATGCAACTCCAGACCCTATACAAGCTGGCGGAGCACAAGGTCTAAAAATCGCGAAAGATAGTATCGTTCATTGTACGTCTGGTTTAACAGATGAGTACAATAAGATGGTATTATCACATCTACACAAAGCAATTAAACCTCTTAATCAATTACAGGTTTTGGAAGATGCATCAGTAATATATAGAATATCAAGAGCTCCTGAGAGAAGAATATTTTATATTGATGTCGGTAACCTACCTAAGATGAAAGCTGAGCAGTACTTAAGGGACATGATGACTAAGCATAAGAACAGATTAGTCTATGATGCTGCCTCAGGAGAGATAAGAGACGATAGAAAGTTTATGACGATGATGGAAGATTTCTGGCTACCTAGAAGAGAAGGAGGTAGAGGTACTGAGATCACAACACTACCAGGCGGGCAAAATTTAGGCGAGATGGAAGATATAGAATACTTTAAGAAGAAACTATATCGTGCATTAAANGTACCATCAAGCAGACTAGAACCCGAAAATGGTTTTACTCTAGGCAGAGCTTCCGAAATATCTAGAGATGAGTTGAAGTTTAATAAGTTTATAAGAAGACTTAGATTAAGATTCTCAGCTCTCTTTAATAAGATACTTGAAAAAGAATTAGTACTAAAAGGTATACTAACATTAGATGAATGGGCTACAGTTCAGAATCATGTTAAGTATGATTTTGTAGAAGATAATCACTTCTCAGAATTAAAGAACTCTGAAATTATTAGAGAGAGATTACAGGTTCTTGGAGACATTCAAGATCATACTGGTACTTACTATTCTAAAGATTGGGTTAGAAGAAATGTTCTACACCTTAGCGAGAAAGAGATTGAAGAAATGGGTTCAGAGATGGACGCAGAACGACAAGATCAAGATGACTTTGGTCCAGGCGGCGGCGCACAACCAGACGCTCCTTGGAATCAGCAACCAGAAGAACCTGCTCCAGACGCAGGAACACCTCCACCAGCTGGTGAGGATGCATAAATAATAAATATAATGGAGATATAGAATGGCAGAACCAAAATTGAGTGGAACACCACAAGTTGATTTAGATGCGCTTATTAATAGTGCAATGGGTGAGAAACCTGTCGCGGTGCAAAAGGCTTTCGATAACGAAATGATGCAACGTGCTGCAGATTTAATTGCAGGTAAAAAAGACGCCCTACATAAAGATATGTTCGGCCAAGAGCCAATCTCGAAAGAGAAGCCAGTTGATGACGAGCAGCTATCTGCAGAGCCATCAGAAGAAGAAATTGAGGATGCTCTCAACGACGATGAATCAGACGAAGAAATGGATTCATTAGTAAACGATGAAGAGCAAGACGAACAACCAGAAGAGGATGAAGACTCTTCAGAAGAGGAAACGGATGAAACATCTTAAAGACATTTTAGAAGCTGCAATGGATCTTCCTCACCACGGACGAGATAAAGCCGAAGGTGAAAAGCAATGGAAGAAGAAGCATACTGATAACATCGATGACAGAGAGTATCCAGCTAAAGGAACTGATGACGTATTGAATGCTAGAAAAGCAAAGAAAGATCATTCCAAGAAAGCTGACCTATCTAAAGAAGAAGAGAAGACTGCATACGAAGAGTATGTTACTTCAGAAGACATTATAGAGCAACTTCTAGATATGGCTGAGATAGATTCAGATCAACCATTNGGTTTAATGAGTGAAGAAGAAGTAATGATGGCTCCTGACTTAGCTGAGCATCTTGTCTATGTTGTAGATCAACTAGACGAATCTAACAGAGAAGCTTTCATTGAACTATTATTAAAAGACGAAGAATCATTTGCTAAGATGGTTGAATTCGCATTAGGTGTTGAGTAATGAAAATAATCATTATCAAAGGTAACGAAGCAACAGCAGGGACAACTCTAGGAGCTGCTACAACAGTAGACAATGCTAAGCTTGTTAAGTTTTATCATACAGCTGCAGCAGTTGTAACGTTAGTAGATAGTGCTAATACAGCAATAGGTAATACATCAGTAGATGCTGGTATACATTACTTTCATAAGAAAGCTGAAGATAAATTATTTGCATCAGCAGGCCTAGTTACATCAGTGGGATACGGAGACTAGTATGAAGCTTATTACTGAAGTCAATTTCATGGACGATGTTAATTACATCAAAGAAGCTGCCGGAGAAGGCAAAAAAACGAATTACTTTATTGAAGGTGTATTCCTTCAATCAAACCTCCAGAATAGAAACGGAAGGGTATACCCTAAAGAGACTATGGTAAACGAGGTTAATCGATATATGAAAGATAATGTCGAGAACAAAAGAGCATATGGAGAACTAGGACACCCAAGTGGACCTACTATCAACTTAGATAGAGTCTCTCATATGATAACAAGTCTTAAAGAGGACGGCAATAATTTTATTGGTAAAGCCAAAATAATGGATACACCGATGGGAAATATAGTTAAGAATCTTATGGATGAGGGTGCTCAATTAGGAGTGTCTTCAAGAGGTATGGGATCACTTAAACCAAATAACGGTGTTATGGAAGTTCAAGGTGATTTTATGCTAGCAACTGCAGCTGATATTGTAGCTGATCCGTCCGCGCCCGACGCGTTTGTTAAGGGTGTTATGGAAGGTTGTGAATGGGTTTATGATGCAGCAGAGGCTCAATGGAGAACTCAGCAAGTTGTAAATGAGATTAAAAACACAGGTATTAAATCAAGTAAGGTCTTGCACGAGCGTAAGATAGAGCTATTCGAAAAGTTCTTGAACTCGCTAGTATAGGGTCCTTATAAATAATACTACGAAATACTTTTTATTTATTTAAGAGGAGCTAAAATGGCTGATAAAGAATTAGAGCAGGTAGTCGATACCGAAGCAGCACAGCTTGATGAATTCAAGGCTACTGGCGATGCTTCTATGGTGGCCGACCCGGTTTCTACAAAGAGCAATAAAAGACCAGCAGACAAAGAAGGTGGAGAGAAGGCTATGCCTACTCTATCTAAAGCTGGCATGATCGGAGCTGTGGTCCAGAAATTAACTGGATTTAGCAAAGGTGGAGTTAACGATGCATATAGTACTATTTTTGGTAAAGATGCAAAGAACACATCTGGCAAAAACATGGCATCAATCGCAGGTAAGAGCAAGTTTAAAGAGGACGTAGAAGAAATCTTTGACGGGCAGGATCTTGCAGAAGAGTTTTTAGACAAAGCAGCAATCATTTTTGAAGCATCTGTATCAGCGAGAGTTATTGCTGAAACAGCTAGAATTCAAGAAGAGTTTGACGCTAAGTTTGACGAAGCTTCATTAGGACTAAAGGAAGAGATGGCTGATAAAGTCGATGGATATCTTTCTTATGTCGCAGAACAGTGGATGGAAGAGAACGAAGTAGCTATTGAATCTAGCCTAAAGGTTGATATAGCTGAAAACTTCATGGTTGGTTTAAGAGAATTATTCGAAAACAACTATGTTGAAGTTCCACAAGACAAACTAGACTTAGCAGCTGATGCAATTGCTATGTCGGAAGAGCTTGAAGGCAAACTCGATGATTCTATAAACGAAAAAATCGAATTGCAAAAAGAGATTGATTCTTTGAGAGTTAAGAACTTAGTATCTGAGCAATCAGATGGACTTAGCGTATCACAGAAAGAGAAACTATCTTCACTAGTTGAAGGTATTGAATATAATGATGTTGACGAGTTTGGTGCTAAGCTAAGCGTAATCAAAAACCAGTACTTTGCTACTAAGAGCGTAATTGCGGAAGAGGTATCGGAAGATACACCTATCGACGTAGCAGAGGAAAAGGCTGCAATCGACCCATTAATGAGTCGTTATGCAAGTGCAATTTCACGCACTATAAATAAATAAATAATGTTTAGGGTAATTTAAAGGAGAACTATTATGGACCTTAGAACTAATTTAGTTGAGAAGTGGCAGCCAATTCTTGAGCACGACGATCTTACAGCGATCACAGATACTCATAAGCGTGCAGTTACAGCTCAACTTTTAGAAAATACAGAAATTGCTTTGAGAGAAGGAAGCACATATTCTAGTCAATCACTTCTCAGTGAGGCGACTCATACACCGACTAACGCAACTGGCGCAGACATTGATAATTACGATCCTGTATTAATCAGCCTCGTAAGAAGAGCAATGCCTAACCTAGTAGCTTATGACATGTGTGGTGTTCAGCCTATGTCAGGACCAACTGGACTTATCTTCGCGATGAGATCTAAGTATACTAACCAGTCTAACTCTGCAACTGAAGCTTTCTATAACGAAGCTGATACTGCATTCTCGACTGTTGCTGCCAATGCTAACACACTTGGTGACAAAAACGTTGGTAGTGTTCCTGGAAGCGCAAACAATGCTGAAGCGGGTGTTTATAACTTTGCTGACGGTATGCCAACTAACCAAGCTGAAGCTTTAGGTAATGCATCTAACGTTGCATTCCCAGAAATGGCTTTCTCAATTGAGAAAGTATCAGTTACTGCTGGTTCAAGAGCGCTGAAAGCTGAATATACTATGGAACTTGCTCAAGATTTAAGAGCTATCCATGGTCTAGACGCTGAAACAGAATTAGCTAATATTCTTTCAACAGAAATTTTAGCTGAAATTAACAGAGAAATCATCAGAACAATCAATATTGTTGCTAAGCAAGGTGCCACGACTGACACTACTACTGCTGGTACATTTGATCTTGATACCGATTCAAACGGTAGATGGTCAGTTGAGAAGTTCAAAGGATTAATGTTCCAAATCGAAAGAGATGCTAACCAAATTGCAAAAGATACTCGTAGAGGGAAAGGTAATGTTCTTATTACTTCTTCAGACGTAGCTTCTGCTTTACAAATGGCTGGCGTATTGGACTACACTCCTGCGTTGAACTCAAACAACCTACAAGTTGATGATACTGGCAATACTTTTGCTGGTGTTCTAAACGGCAGATATAGAGTTTATATCGATCCATATACTACTGGTAACTATTACACATTAGGATATAAAGGATCTTCAGCATTTGATGCTGGTATATTCTACTGCCCTTACGTACCGCTACAAATGGTGAGAGCCGTTGGTGAGCAGACTTTCCAACCTAAAATCGGTTTTAAAACTCGTTACGGCGTAGTTGCGAATCCTTTTGCAGAAGGAACAGGCGTAGGACTTGGAGCGATGAACAAAGATTCTAACGTATACTACAGAAGAGTACTTGTTAACAACATTATGTAATCTCAGATTATATTCTATTAAAAGAGCGCTTCGGCGCTCTTTTTTTGTTTAAAATAACAGTTGATTTATTTGAATAAGTTCATATAATATAGTTATAAACAAAAAAGAGGAATAGAAATTATGTTACAACTTGATAAATATCTTAAAGACATCGACGCTGCTACAAGTCTAGATGCAAAGAAAGAAGCCTTAGTAGAGATGATTAATGCATCGCATGCTAAAGCAGAGACGAAACGTAAAGCATTATATATTGCTGAGACGTTATCGCACCCAACTAAAGTATTGCAATATGCATACAACTTCGCTCTATCAGGAGAAGGAATGGCAGTTAANTGAATAGTGAGTTAGACTTCTTTGAAGAAGTACGTAGAGAGCTATGCAGTAGGTTCAAGGTGCGTGAAGACGCAGCTTGGACTAAGCAAGGTATGCGTGAGCGTAGTCATTATAAACCAAGACTATATGCTGACGATCCTCGTGGTCCTGTTATAGTAGTTGCTCGTGCCTTAGAATCATTAGACAGAATGAATGGAGATGTAATTGAAAAGACGTAAACCACAATTAGGTGATATGATTACTCATACGGAACCTTACTTTAAGAGAGAACACTCTGGTAAGGTTATAGAGCTCTTAGCCGCTCAGTTTGTATATGAGACGCCAGAAGGCTATCAACGTCATTGTATGTTCCACGAACTGTGGAAACCAATGCAGAAGGGGTCTTAGCACCTATCTGATAGTTAGCCTAAATACTTATATGGCCGCATTGACCCAACAACCTGACAATCTTAACTTCCTGTCACCACTAAAGTTTGACTTTGTGATTAATAAGTTACCTCATGTCAACTTCTTTTGTCAATCGGTCCTGCTTCCTGCTGTTACTTTAGGTACAGCTGAAGTACCTACTCCATTCGTTAAGATGCCTAACCCAGGCACACATATTGACTTTACTGAATTTCAGATCTCGTTTAGAGTTGATGAGCAGATGCAAAGTTATTTAGAGTTATATAACTGGACAAGAGCATTAGGTTTCCCTGAAAGCTTTGATGAGTACAAGTTATTATCTGATGACGATAGAAGAAAAAATCCATTAGGNNNTGGTGATATAATGAGTGATGCAACTCTTATCATTCACAATAGCGCTGCACAGCCTAACCTTAAAGTTAAGTTCATTGGATTGTTTCCGTCGACGTTATCAGAATTAATGTTTGACCTTAGAGGCGGTGATATATCATACATAGAGTGCATTGCGTCATTTAGGTATGAAAGATTCGATATAGAGTTGATTTCGAAGTAAGAAGCCGTTATAATAATCTATGTAGTAGATTGGAGATAACTATATATTATGACATTAGAAGATATTATGAATAAGTGGTCCGTCGATAGTGATATCGATCGTACTGAGCTGGGTGAGGAAGCTTTGAAGATCTCAAGGCTTCATTCCAAATACTTTAATATATTTAGCAGTGAGAGATTACAGTGTCGTAAGCTCGAGGCTGAACTTAAAGTTCTGAAAAAACAAAAATATGAATACTACAATGGTTCTTTGGACTATACTGAGTTAACTGAACTCGGTTGGGAACCTAATCCGTTAAAAATCTTAAGGACAGATATACCTCAATATGTCGATAGTGATAAAGACTATATTGAACTAACGCTTAAGATTGCATATCAACAAGAGAAGGTTGACTTTTTAGAGTCAGCAATCCGTTCCCTTAATAGTAGAGGTTTTAATATTAAAGCAGCTGTTGAGTGGGAAAAATTCAAGGTAGGTTTATAATGCCGTATATAGATAAGACACCGGTCAATAGTGTTAAAGAAGCAATTAGTTTATGGGAAGGTGTTATGCACGATCCTAATATAGATGGCTTTAATGGCTTTGCATGCTTCAAAAAAATAATGCAAGTCAAATGGGCAGCTGAAAAAGCTCTCGAGAACGTACCACCTTATTATGGATTAGATGATTGGGTGGAAGAGAACGAACCTAAAGAAGAAGTTAAAGAAGGATCGTTCTATGGATATAAAGCTAAACATGATAACTTTTACCCAGGACTAGACGATTGATGCAAGCACTTATAATTGGTTACGGCTTTGTAGGTAAAGCGACTGAACTTACTCTTAGATCTATGGGCGTCGATCCTGTAACTATTCACGATCCACAAGCTGGGTTTAGTGCTCAAGTTAAATGGGATTTCGATTGCGTATTCATATGCGTTCCTACTAATCTTAGAGATGGTAAACTTGAAACAGATATAGTAGATGAAGTATATAATAAGTTTAAAGGTCATCAGATCATTCGTTCTACTCTACCACCTGAAAGTGTATGCTTGTATCCAGAAGCTACTATATGGCCTGAGTTCTTAAGAGAGGTAACGTTTAATATAGACGCTACTCAACCACAAGTTAGAGATGTAATAGGTATAAAAGAAATAGAAGGCAATATGTTCTATGACCTTATACGTAAACATAGAGCAGTTGATGCTGTAACACCTAAAGAAGCAGCTATGTTTAAGATGTCAAGGAATGCATTCTTAGCTACTAAGGTTACATTTGCTAACGAATTAAGAAAGAAATGTTTACTGTTAGATATAGACTATGATGCTGTTAAATCATTACTACAACCTTCGTTAGACCCTGCTACGCATTGGGATGTACCTGGTCCAGATGGTAAGTTTGGCTTTGGTGGTAAATGTCTACCTAAAGATACTACTCACTATGCTACGTTAAGTCAAGATGTATTAAGCAGTATTATACTGATGCTAAATACTAGTCATAGAGAAGATTAATATGAAGATTGGTTTTACATGCTCGTCATTTGATTTATTACATGCTGGTCATGTGAGTATGTTACGTGACTCAAAAGCGCATTGTGATTATCTTATATGTGGACTGCAGGTAGATCCAACTATCGACAGAGCAGAAAAGAACTCTCCAACACAAACTATCGTTGAACGATATACACAACTACAAGCTATTAAATACGTAGATGAGATTATTCCCTATGCGACTGAATCTGATCTATTAGATATATTAATGATGCTTCCTATCAACGTTCGTATCCTCGGAGAGGAATATAGACAAAAAGATTTTACAGGTAAAGAGATTTGCCAGAGAAGAGGTATAGAGTTATTCTTTAATAATAGAGACCATAACTTTAGTACAACAAATCTTAGACACAAAGTATATGACAGAGAAATTATACGTAGAAAAGTATAACGACGCTTACGTCAAAGCATTCTGTGAACCTGGTGTAGCTTATGAGCTTTCTGAGTTCTTTACATTCACAGTTCCAGGTGCTAAGTTCATGCCTCAGGTTAGAAATAAATTCTGGGACGGTAAGATACGTTTATACAATCCGGCCACTATGCTACTGTATGGTGGATTAATACCGTACATAAGAAAGTTTGCTTACGAAAGAGGCTATGAGGTTGACGTTGATGATGAACTCATGGACGAACAATACTCTATTAAAGAAGCTACTGAATGGTGTAAGGGTGCATCTAACCTAGAACCAAGAGACTATCAGATAGAAGCTTTCGCTCATGCAATGAGATCAAGAAGATCTTTATTACTATCTCCTACTGCTTCTGGTAAGTCATTAATTATTTACTTCATAGCTAGAAAGATGCTAGAAGATGGTATCAAAATTCTCACTATCGTTCCAACAACTTCGTTGGTATATCAAATGAAGACTGATTTTGAGTCATATGGTTATGAGAATAATATAAGAGTAATTGATGGTACTCAAGATAAGAGCTGGAGAGTAGACATACCTGAGAACATAGTTATATCTACATGGCAGTCTATATATAAGATGCCTAAGCCATGGTTCAATCAATTCAAGTGTGTGCTGGGAGATGAGGCACATAACTTTAAATCTAAATCACTCACATCTATAATGACTAAATTAGAAAACTGTCCTTATAGATTTGGATTCACAGGTACCTTAGATGGTACACAAACACATAAGCTTGTCCTTGAAGGACTATTCGGAACTGTTAAGAAGGTTACTACATCTAAAGAACTAATGGATGAAGGTACGTTAGCTGAGTTAAAGATAAAATGTATACAGCTAGCTCATCCACAAGAGGATTGTAAACTACTTAAGAAAGCAGACTATAGAACTGAAATAGACCATATCATACTTAACGAGAAGCGTAATAAATTCATTGAGAACCTCGCTCATTCACTTAAAGGTAATACGTTAATACTATACCAATTAGTTGAAAAGCATGGGAAAGTATTATATAATAGTATAGTATCAGAAATAAAAGATGGTCTATATCCAGACCGTAAAGTCTTTTTTGTTTCTGGTGAAATAGATGCTCAGATAAGAGAGAATATTAGAACGGTAGTTGAGACTGAAAAGGATGCTATTATTGTAGCTTCTTACGGTACCTTCTCTACTGGTATTAATATTCGTAATCTAAATAATATTATATTTGCTTCACCTTCTAAGTCTAAGATTAGAGTTTTACAATCAATAGGCAGAGGTTTAAGGAAATCAGATACTAAAGAGGCTTGTACTCTTTTTGATATTGCTGATGACCTTTCATGGGGCTCGAAAAGGAATTATACACTTCAACATTTTACTGAAAGAGTTAAATATTATAACGACGAGAAGTTCGATTATAAGATCTATCAAGTAAAGCTATAAGGGACAATTATGTTTGTATTCATTCGTCTTTCCGATAGGACTATTCTTTGTGGTCGTATCTCTAACGATGATGAGTACTACCTAACGATTACCAACGCAGTTGAAATGGGCACAAGACCTTTATCCAATCTAGCCGGAATGGAGCAGCAATATTATTTTAGAGGAATGTATTCACCTTTCTCTATATCTGCTGAAATATTAACAGAGCTACCTAAGGAACTGATCGTCACTATTCATAGTGATTTAGATACAGGACTAGAAGCCGCATACATGAGATTTGTAGAAGACTGGTTCACAACAAGAAATCGAGTAAACGAACGTGCACTCAAAAAAGGTACTCAAGAAATTGATAACCTTACTACAGAAGAACCGCTGTCAGAAGATAACTCTTTAGATATGTTAGAGGCCATATTAACAAGACAAGGCCTCGCTAACAACGAGATACACTAATGGGAAAGCACTACGTAGATAATAAGGTACTATATCAGACCTTACTTGATTATAAACATTTAAGACTTAAAGCTGAAGAGAAAGGACTAAAGAAAAAGGATAAAGGATATCCACCTATACCTAACTATGTCGGCGAATGTCTATTACAGATAGCTAACAGGCTATCTTATAAGCCTAATTTTTCTAACTATATGTTTAGAGAAGAGATGGTAGGTGATGGTATAGAGAACTGCATCAACTATCTTAATAACTTTGATCCAGAGAAGAGTAAAAATCCTTTTGCTTACTTCACTCAAATAATATACTACGCTTTCTTAAGACGTATTGATAGAGAGAAGAGACAATTATATATTAAGCATAAGACTTTAGAGAACCATATGATAATGGATGATATGGCTACTCATGCTGATGATGCCTCTGAAACTGGTTCAGTTAAAATAAACCTCGAGACTGATTATATGAAAGACTTTGTATCTAACTTCGAAGAAAAGATAGAGAAGAGAAAAGAAAGACGAGAGGAGAAAAAGAAGACTCAGAATTTGGATAACTTTATTGATGAGTAAGATTGCTTTAGTGACCGATATACATTTCGGAGCTCGTAATGATAATGCTAGAGTAGCAGACTTTCAAGAGAGATTTTTTAGTGAAGTATTCTTTCCTTATATCGATGAGCATAAAATCGATACTGTTGTTGACTTAGGTGATACTTTCGATCGTAGAAAGTTCGTTAACTTTAATACATTAGATAGAGCTAAGAAAATGTTTCTTCAGCCTATGCTTGATAGGAATATAGAGTGTCATGTATTGGTTGGTAATCACGATGCATATTTTAAGAATACTATTGAAGTTAACTCAGTTGATTTACTTACTAAGGAATATAGTAATATAATACCATACAGTAAACCCTCAGTATGGAATGATATAGTAATGCTACCTTGGATATGTGATGATAACTATGATGAGTGTATGGAGCTCATTAACGACACTACCTCTCAAGTACTATTTGGTCATCTTGAACTCTCAGGATATCAAATGTATAAAGGTCAATCCATGTTCCATGGAATGAAAGATAACTTCTTAGATAAATTTGACCTAGTTTGTACTGGTCACTATCATACTAAATCTACTCAAGGTAATGTTAACTACTTAGGATGTCCTTTTGAGATGACTTGGGCAGATGCTGACGACCAGAAAGGCTTTCATGTATACGATACTGATAAAAGAGAGATAGAGTTTATACATAATCCTTTTACTCAGTTTAAAAAGATATGGTACAACGATGAAGATGCAGTAGTAACTGATATCATTGATCAAGATATGACCATATATAAAGACTGCTATATTAAACTCATCGTTAAAAATAAAACTAACCCTTATTGGTTTGATATGTTTATTGAGCGACTTGAGCGTCAAGAGCCAATACATGTTCAGATAGTAGAAGATCATCTTAACTTGGACTTAGAAGATGAAGATGATATAATACAAGAAGCAGAAGATACATTATCTATATTATTTAAATATGTCGATGCGCTAGATGATATTGCTGATCAAGAAGCAGTTAAAAAGATAGTACTCGATCTACACTCTGAGGCAATGTCAATTGATTAAATTTAAGACTCTTAAATGGAAGAACTTTTTAAGTACTGGTAATGTCTATACTGAACTAGACTTAGATAGAAATCCATCTACTTTAGTTATTGGTGATAACGGAGCTGGTAAGTCTACATTCTTAGACGCTTTATCATACGCTCTTTACTCTAAGCCTTTCAGAAAAGTATCTAAGCCTCAGTTAATTAACTCTATTAATAAGAAAGATCTAAAAGTAGAAATAGTATTTACTGTAGGTCAGAATACATATAAAATAATTAGAGGTTCTAAACCTAATGTATTTGAGATATGGCAGAACGGTAAGATGATTAATCAGGATGCTGCTGCTAGAGACTATCAAGAGTATCTTGAGAAGCAAGTACTAAAGTTATCTCATAAAGCTTTCTCTCAAGTCGTAGTATTAGGATCTACTTCATTCGTTCCGTTCATGCAATTAAGTAGTATGAATAGAAGAGAGGTTATTGAAGACCTCTTAGACTTACAAATATTCTCAGTGATGAATAACCTATTAAAGGATAGAGTAAGTAGTAATAATAAAGATATATTAGAGATAGATCATAGTATTAATCTACTAGAAGAGAAGATATCATTAACCCAAGAGCATATAGCAGAGCTTGAGGCTGACAACAGAAAGCGCATCAGTAGTAATATGATAAAGGTTGCAGATAACACCGCGCAGATCGAGGGTCTGAAAGGGACAACTAGTGTTTTAACAGAAGAACTGGAAAGCCTTAAAGGGTTAGTTAAAGATAAACAAACTATTAAAGCTCGCTATGAGAAACTTAAGGAATTAAGAACGCAGCTTAATAGTAAAATTAACGATCTACAGACACAATTAGACTTCTATGAGTCAAACGATCAGTGTCCTACATGCGATCAATCACTAGAAGGTGACTTCGTTGAGAATGCTAAATGCAATCATACAGCTAAGATAACTGAAGTAGAGTCAGGTACAGTTCAATTACAGACTCAGTTACAAGAGATAGAAGTTAGACTAGAAGAGATAGCTCAAATACAAGAAGATATAATAGTTAAGCAGAATGAGTTAAGTGAAGTACAATGGAAGAGCTCTACTTAGTAGATACTAATATACAACTTAAAGAAGAAAACTCTCAGCTATCTGACGCTAAAGGATCTAAAGCAAAAGAACAAGAAAGACTTACTAGCTTTGAGACTAAATTAGTTACATCAGAGCAATCTAAGAATGAAGCAGTTATGAATAGAGCTGTACTGAGTGTTGTATCAACTATATTAAAAGATACAGGTATTAAAACTAAAATTATTAAGCAGTATGTTCCTATAATGAATAAACTTATTAATAAGTATCTCGCTGCTATGGACTTCTTTGTACAGTTTGAATTAGATGAGAGCTTTAACGAGACTATTAAGTCTAGATTTAGAGACGATTTTAGTTACGCTTCGTTCTCTGAAGGTGAGAAGATGAGAATAGATCTCGCATTACTATTTACATGGAGAAGTATTTCTAAGATAAGAAACTCAGCTTCTACTAACCTATTAGTAATGGATGAAGTGTTCGATTCATCTCTTGACTCAACTGGTACAGACGAATTCTTAAAAATAATAAATGAGTTGACTTCAGACACTAACGTCTTTATAATAAGTCATAAGGGTGATACCTTATTAGATAAGTTTCATCATATAATTAAATTCGAGAAAGTTAAATCTTTCTCAAGAATGGCAAGTTAGTAATGGCAAGAATAATACCGATCGGCGATCTTAACGATATGCTCAGACAAGTAATGCCTGAGTTCGATTTTAGTAACCCTATTAAAGACCCATCTGATCTATCTAAAGAATTAATAGATACTATGGAAAAGGGAAATGGTATAGGTCTTGCTGCTAATCAGATTGGCATACCCGCAAGAGTATTTGCTATTGCTACCGAGCCTACTGAAGTAATATTTAATCCTGTTGTGACTTACTTATGAGTCAGAAGAGCAGGTGAATATGGATGAAGGGTGTTTATCTTATCCTGGTGTCTTTGTTAAGGTCAAACGAGCAAAAGATATTAGAGTAAGATATTTTAACCTGCACGGTGAAATGCAGACAAGAAAGTATAGTGGTAACGCTGCAAGAGTTTGCTTACATGAAATAGATCACTTAGATGGCATTGAGTACTTTACTAGAGCTCATGCTGTTAACTTGGCTAGGTTCAAACGTAAATGGGAAAAGATGAAGAGAGTTCTCAGAAAGGTTAGTAAGCAAGCTAAATAATATAAGATGTGCCCTTCCACATCTTTAATATAACTAGGAGTTAATATGAGTCTCAACTCAGAGATAGGCGTAAAGCTAATTTATGGTACCGAAACTGGTTTCACTAAACTAGTTGGTGATGTGATCCTAAACGCCTTTCATTCAAAAGACATAATAAACGTCGAAGATGCTAAGCCAGAAGACTGGAAAGCAGATCTCCTTATACTCGGAATACCTACTTGGTGTGAACCTAGATTAGATACCTATGGTGAATACTCAGACGACTGGAACAACTCTATATCTAAATTTGAAGCAATTGACTTTACTGGTCAGACTGTAGCGCTATATGGGCTAGGTGATCAAGTTGGCTATGCTAATAACTTTGTAGATGGTCTTGGTATGTTAGCTGGTGTTGTTGTACAGAATGGTGGAAGGCTAATAGGACTAACATCTACGGATGGCTATCGTTGGGAGCAATCTAACGGCTTAGCTGATGAATCAACCTTCTTCGGTCTACCTATTGATGAAGATAATGAACCTACATTAACTTACCCTAGAGTAATAAAATGGGTTCAGCAATTAATGGACGAATTATGACAGAGCAGACTTATAACTACTCAGAGATATTTGACTCTATTCAAGGTGAAGGTCAATATACTGGACGACCGACTGCATGGATGAGATTCTTTCTATGTAACTTACAATGTAATGGATTCGGTCAAGAAGATCCTACTAACCCAGACACCTATCAACTACCTTATAAAGATATTGATCTTATAGGTATTAAGAATATGGAAGAGCTTCCTGTATTTGAATTCGGATGTGATAGTTCTTATTCATGGTCTAAGAAGTTTAAGCACTTACAACGTAATGGTACAGCTGTAGAGATAGCTGATAAGGTAAGAGAAAGATTTACTAATAAATGGAATAATGGTAAATGGAATGATAGACATATGTGCTTTACTGGCGGTGAGCCTTTTATGAAGCATGCTCAGATATGTAGTATGAATATGATGAAGCATTGGATAAACGAAAGAGACTATCCTAGGTTTGTAACGTATGAAACTAATGGTACTCAAACAATAAGACCAGAGGTAGTAGAGTTCTGGCAAGAGTATAGAGATGTATGGGGTAGTGAATTATTTATATCATGTAGCCCTAAATTATTTAACGTATCAGGAGAAACGACTAAGAGAGCTATTCGTCCTGAAGTTGTAGAGAAGTATCAGATGTTTACTAATACAGGGCAACTTAAGTTTGTTGTAGATGGTAAGCCTGAGACATGGAAAGAGCTCGAAGATACTATTGAAGCTTTCAGAGACCATCACGTGCATTGGCCTATTTGGATAATGCCTGTTGGTGCTACTGTAGAAGGTCAGAAGCTAGTAGATGGAGACGTTGCTGCTGAAGCCTTTAAGAGAGGCTATAATGTAGCTGCTAGAGTTCATACTTACTTATGGGGTAATTTAATTGGTGTATAAAAGCGAAGGTATGCTTGAAGAGAGCGTACATAATAAGATGAAAGAGCTGTATTACTCTCTACCAATAGTTACTATAAAGAGATTTTATAACTTGCACTATCTTACTCAACGTATTGTACCAAGTGATAAATTTATAATGGAATTAGAGACTGATGAACTTAAGATTCATTCTCAATATTTCTTAGACTATATCGAAGGAGCGTTTACTCGTAAGCATTCTGATAATAACGATGTAGTTAAGAAGACTGCAATAACACTCGTCGAGGCAAATGATCTTGATGGTGGAGATATTATAGTATATGAACCTCACTATAAATCTGATATGCAAGTCCCCGAAGATGGCTCTGTCTTAAACAGATATAACGAGAAAGATTATAAGCCAGGCGATGAGATTATACCCGTCATCGTTAAGCAGAAGGTTGGTGAAACTATAGCATACGGACCGAATGTTCAGCATTCAGTCAGTAAGGTTCTAAAGGGTAATAGAGTCGTGCTAGTAACTTGGTATGAATAATGTTTGGAAAAGATAATAAAGAAATAGAGTACAGTAAAAAGGATTTCGATGAAGGTATAACTTCGTTAGTAAATAATATAAATGCTGTAGGAACTAATTACGATAAGATAGTTGGATTAGCAAGAGGTGGACTTCCACTCGCGGTTAGACTATCATACATTCTTGAGATACCTCTTGTACCATTAACTTGGTCAACAAGAGACTTTGAGGATAAAGAGATCAATGAAACTATACCTGCTGATATGAATGCAGGGCAAAATATATTATTAGTTGATGACCTAATTGATACAGGGACTACTCTGTCGCAAGTTATAGAAACGTTTGGAGACTTTCCTAAAGAGAACTTATCCATTGCTTGTCTATATTTAAATACGGATCAGGATATTATGCCTGATTTTTTTCATAAAACTATTTCTCGTAATGAAGACGAGAGATGGATAAACTTCTGGTGGGAGGATAAAGATGTACTATAGTACTAAACACTACGGACATAACATTGGCTTAAGCGCAGTGTTCCGTCAACCTAATGCTGATCATTCGCATTGTCATTTACTGCACGGTTATAGCCTTGCCTTTACTTTTAAATTCGGTTGTCATGAGCTTGATAATAAGAACTGGGCAGTTGACTTTGGCGGTCTAAAAGACCTAAAGAGATGGCTCGAAGATAGCTTTGATCATAAGACTGTTGTCGATAAAGCTGACCCTATGCGAGGCGAGTTAGAGCATCTAGAAGAGATAGGTCTAGCTGAGATTAGAATATTCGATGGCGTAGGTGCCGAGAAGTTTGCTGAGCATGCTTTTAACTTTGCTCAGAAATTAATTAACGATAAGTCAGATGGTAGATGCTGGGTTGAATCCTGCGAGGTAGCTGAGCACGGAGCTAATAGCGCTATCTATCAAAGAGACTTGAATTCATAAGTAAAATAGGATATAATATACATATGGAAAATATTAAAGCAAGAACTGCTCCTGTAATAAAAAACGATACTTATCATCAACATGATTCAAGCGAGAATAAAGTGCATGAATTGTATTGGAACCTAATACATAAAGATGGTCTACGTGCCTGGTCTAATGATAATATAGCTCAGATAATGACTGACGCTGGAAGAGAGAATCTTATTGATGAAGTAGCAGAAGCCTTTGAAGAAGTACTGCATAGACTTTTAATCGACTGGAAGAATGATCCTAATGCAATGGGTACTCCTAAACGACTAGCTAAGATGTATATCAATGAGCTTATGGCTGGTAGGTATTATGATAAGCCTGCTGCGACTGCATTCCCTAATGATGGACCTGACAAGTAT